AAGATCGAGACAGCAGTCGGTAAGACCGCACGAGAAACTCCTGTGCATGACTGGAGCAGCCACTTCAGCACTGCCTTCGGATACAGTATGCAAGCAGCCAAGGATGGACTCCTCGTGGATCGTAGTGCGATTCCTGTGAGGCAGGGACTGCCGACTAAACCGAGGGTGAGCATGGGACGTAGGAGACGATAATGGTGAGAGCACCGATCTGGACTGCTAAGGAAGCCTACGAAGCGTGCGATCCTCCTTACTCGTGGGACACGATGCTCGAAGCTCACCTCTCACAAGGCTACTGCTGCTCGACACCTAGCTACTTCATCTGTGCTCGTCCGGTCGATAAGGACGCACTGCCTGAGCTTCAACTCAATCCGACCTACCGCTTTCCTTTGCAACATTGCAATGCGTGGTTCGTCTACATGGTTGCAGGTGATGCAATTCCTTCACTCTGGACAGTTTATCCGCACGATCTACCTTGGGTGATGTTTTACAGGTTGAACTCTAATCAACTTCGTATCTATCCAACCGAAAGAATCAGGAGATTGTCACATGGGAAAAGGAGCAAAAGCACCACCAAAACCAAATCCGGTCGCAGTGCCAACTGAAGCTGATACTGCACAAGTAAAGCGCACTAGCCAGATCGAAGAAGCACGTCGTCGCCAACATCAACGCACCGTGTTCGGCGGCAGTCAGGGTGGCATGCCCAACAAGAACATGCTCGGATAATATGGCACGTAATCCCACAAAGGCTAATGCCACGGATGTCGTCGATGAAGCGAGAGCAGCAAAATCAAGCTACGATGGAATGTGGTCAAGCCTGCACCGAGCGATTGGCGACTACTACATTCCTCAGAAGAGTGCGATCAACACACTCAAGACACCGGACAGTGCCGGATGGACGGATGGCATCTTCGACACAACAGCAGTCCATGCAGCACAGACCTTCTCGGCAGGCTGCTATGACTTCATGCTCTCCGGTGAGTTCTTCGACTTCGAGGCACCAAAGAAAGACGGTGTAGCGCATCCTGTTGCACGAGACTGGTATCACCAGTGTGCTGAGATCGTCCTCGAACTGATCAACGAGTCCAATTGGGCATTGAAGATCCAAGAGCACCTTCAGGATCGCAACACTTTCGGCACTGCCAACATCGATCTGGAGAAGGGTAAGAAGACACTCTACAGCTTCGGTACCACAGCAGTCGGCAAATTCTTCCCTCAGTCCAATGATGACGGATACATCGACACGATGTTCTACATGTACGAGTGGACTCCGAAGAAGCTCGTGGATCGTTTTGGTGAGGACAACGTAAGTTCCGAAGTGTTGATGGCTCACAGGGATCTCCACCAGAAGAACACTGCCAAATTCACCGTGTGGCGTAAGGTCGCACCACGTAAGATCCGTGAGTCCGGAAAGATCGACGCACTCAACAAAGAGTTTGAGTCGGTGTGGGTGGAAGATAAATCAAAGCAAGTCCTATTCGAGTCCGGATACGATGAGCAGAACTTCGTCGGATCTCGCTTCGCACAGTGGGGAGATGAGGAGTTCGGATGGTCACCTGCTATCCTGATCATGCCTTCCGTCCGGACGCTTCAAGATATCATGAAGTCACTGGTCGCAATCGGAGAGATCTCGGTCTTTCCGAGAACGATGGTGCCGGACACTTTGAAGGATGTCATCCAGTGGGAAGCTGGAGGTGTCACAGTCTATCCTGACAGCACCAAAAACGAGCCGCAGGTATGGGGTGAGCCATCAGGCTACTCTGAAGGCAAAGACCTCGTGGCGGACTTCAGGGAGATGATTAAAGACGCTTACCACGTTGATCTCTTCAAGGCACTAGCCGAGCGCACCAAGACGATGACTGCCACCGAGGTGATGGAACTCGTTCAGGAGAAGCTAGTGAACTTCCGTCCTACATTTGCACGCTTCACGAGCGAGACACTGGATCCACTCCTTCAACGGATGTTCAAGATGGCATTCCGTGATGGTAGATTCCCTCCGGTGCCACCTGAAGTGATCGTCGAGAGCAACGGTGAACTCAGCATACCTGAGCCAGCACCGATCTACGTTTCGAAGATTGCACGAGCACTCCGAGTCCTTGAGAACAAGACGACTCTAGATTTCCTACAGCAAGCAGCCATGATCCTTGAGATGACTCAGGATCCGACACTGCTCTCCGACAACTACGACTTGGATGCAATGCTCCGAGGACTAGGAGACAACAGCAGCCTACCTACCGAGTACAAGAGACCGGAGAAGGATCGTGATGAAATGCGAGCAGCACGTCAGGAGCAGCAGCAAGCAATGCAGGCAGCAGAGATGGCGAAGACAACCAGCGAGGCTGCTAAGAACGTCGGATCTATTCCACCGGAAGCACGTCAAGAGTTCGCAGACGCTATCGACGTGTAGCAATTTATGTCAGAAGAAACGAACCCAAATGAACGGCAGGCAACCCCTGCCGAGAAGAAAGCAGATATCCACGTCCAGCACCTCCAGAGGGTGTTCGGACGTGATAGTGGTGATAGATCCACCTCGCAGAAATACGTGATCGAGATGTTCGAGAAAGTCCTGAAGCAACAGGTCTTCCAACAGAATCCACGTAGCTACGAGTATGATCCATACCACGCAGCACAACGCGAAGGCGAGCGTTCGCTCGCCAGAGCATTCCTAACAGACATTGCGCGTGAGCCTGTGTCTCAAGTAACGAAACCCATAGTAACGAAATAGTATGAATAAATATATGAAACGAATCGCATTCCTACGTGAAGAAGCCGGAGACGGTGGAGATGGTGGTGGTGACGGAGCAGCAGCAGCAGCAGCAGCACCAGAACCAACCACACCATTCGGTGCCTACTACGGTGCCGATGGAGTCAACCGTGAGGCTCTTGAGTCTATGTCGGATGACGCTAAACCAATCCGTTCACTCATCGAGAAGTATCCAAGTGAAGCGGAACTCTACAAGGGCATCCAGCACTTGCGTGCCACAGCATCCAGCAAGGGACTCGAAAGACTACCTGCCGACGCTACCGACGAAGAGAAGCACCGTCACTCAACGATGGTGAAGGAATACTTCGCTGTCCCTGACGCTGTCGAAGGATACGGTATCACTAAGCCGGAGCACATTCCTGATGAAGTGTGGAACGGTGAGGAGACCAACAAGCTACTCGGCATCCTCCACGAGCACAACGCATCACCTGAGTTGGTGCAGGCACTGGCTGCTCATCAGGTCGAAGGATTCGAGTCAGAGATTGCCAATGCACCGGAACTTGAGAAGCAACGCATCGATCAGGTCAATGCAGAGTTGCAGGAGTCATTCGGCAATGAGCTACCTCAAGTCTCTCAGGAGGCAATGAAGGGACTCGCAGTTCTCGGTGTCGAGCTACCTGAGTCCGGCAACCTTGCTGACCTGAAGGTGAGCTATACCGACATCGTGAAGGCAGGACAGCGCATGACTGAGTTGATCTCTGAGGATCACATGTCTCGTGAGATTGGACGTGACAAGTCCGGCATGACTGCTGGTTCCTACAAGGATCAAGCGATGGCAATCAAATCGGATCCAGCCAACTCATTCAACGCAGACTTCAACAGCGAAGATCCGAATCGCCAGAAGCGTGCTCAGGCTGAGTACCGTCGTCTGATGGAACTGTCTGAAACCCTCGAACGGAAGTAAGCTATGCCTGCAACAATGAAACCAACTATGGAGGACATCGCAGCAAAGTGTGGTGTCCACCGGAACACCGTGAGCAAGATCCTGAAAGGCACCTACGATGGTGATCCTAACACGATAGCACACGTCAGGAAGGTATCCGATGAGATTGGATATGGTAAGCCTTGGAAGGCTGTGCCTAACCCAAAGAAGGATGAGCCTGTGAAGGACTCGGAACTTCCGAAGGGTGTGGAGCTAATCGATCCGGAGGTGAAGCTGTCACCGAACCACAAGTGGACTATGGTCTTCGAGATCGAGGTAGCGTGTGAGTGGGAGTATGACAAGGACGACAAAGGCAATCCGATTGCTGAGTCTGCCACGGTCACCGACTCTGAGAAGCGTCAGTTCCGTCAGGCTCTTCCTGCACGACCAACTCTCAAGGAGGTAAACCGTCACATCGCTTCGAAGAAGAGCAAGATACCGGATGCCATTTAGATTTGCAACAATGCAACATATTCACACTGTAATCCATTAAAGGCACAGTGTTTTAGAAAATTCGGAAACCCTCTGGCGTAACGATCACCGTCAGAGGGTTTTTCTGTGCCTGTTCCTTCACTCTGGACTCCAAATGCACTCTGGAGGAATCTACGAACCAGAGAGCAGCTAAGAGCCACCTGTATATCAGCCTCGAAGGTCTTTCGTCCTGCTAGGGGAAATCCTAGTATGTCGTATGCCGGACTCAGTCCGATACCTTATGACGACCTAAACAATCGTTAATCACAAATACAGGAGATAAATACTATGGCTTATCAAGAGCTACCAAAGCATTTCCGTGAAGACTTTTCGACGACATGGGAAGCTCGCATCGCACGACGTGTGACCGACTTCTACGCCTACGTCAAAAAAGTAGATCTTCAGGGATACAAAAAGCGTTACAACCAATCGGACATTCTCGACATGCAGAAGAAGTCCGGTCGTGCTCAGAAAACTCGCATCTCTGAGCGTTCCACATACTTCCGCTGGCTCATCGCTGGTGAGTTCGACCTTGCAGAAGTGCTCGACGAATGGGACGCAAAGAACCTCGGTGACATCGCCTTACCGGACTCGGACATCATGACGCAGCATATCGATGCTTACAACCGTCAGGTTGACCGCACGATCCTCGAAGCTGTTGAAGGTGACGCTACGGTCGGTGAAGAAGGAACCACATCACAGGCACTCACTCAGATAGTCGATTCCGACTACGACGATGGTGCCACTGATACTGGTCTATCCTTGAAAAAGGTCATCCGAGTCAATCGCTACTTCAAGGACAATGACCTGAAGCGTGCTGAACGTGTATTCGCTTTCGATCCGGAAGCTGAAGACAACCTGCTCCTGACTGCTGAAGAAGTGAAGTCCAGTGATTATGTAATCGCTGGTGCTATCGCTGCTGGCACGATGGAAGGTATCGGCAAGTGGATGGGATTCAATTGGATCAGTCACACTGGTTTGACTTCGGTCGCAGCTGGAGGTGGTCAAGGTGGAAACATTGTTCGCAACCTCGCATGGGCTAAGGATCAAATCCGCTTCGCTGATGGAGAACGTCGTGCATACGCTGACGTGCTTCCTCAACAAGAGCACGCTCTTCAAATCCGGACAACTGCTCGCATGGGTGCTTACCGTAATGAAGAGAAGGGTGCCGTAGCCTGTAACACACTCGAAACCTAATCGGTTCGACTAGAAACCAAGGAGAATAAATATATGGCTGCTGAATTAGATCACACCACCGCAACTGCATCAGTGCAGGCTGCACCTACCGCAAAGACTCTTCTTAAGGCTGTGGAATCCACACCCGAGTCTAGCGTAGTTATTGATTCATGGATACTGGACGATGCTCTCGAAGCAGGCGATCAGTGCCGTGTCCGTAAAGTACAGGGAGGCAGTAAGATCCTTCCTGTCAAAAGTGGAGTAGTTGAAGCTACTACTGCTACAGTGCTCACCTTGAAACTCGGCATCTACGAAGTGGCTGCTGATGGTTCGATTGGTACCGTTGTGGATGACGACATTCTGTTGGCATCCGTGGACGTTGCTGGTGGCACGCTGGTAGCTGGCACGCTGCGACCTTATGACGTTCCGATTACGGAAACCGAATACTGGATCGTGGCTACTGTCGTCAACGTCACAGGGACTACGGTCGCTGCTGAGACTGTAGACTTCTACACCGCAATCAACTCTGCGAACTAACATTCGTTTCATAATGGGTTAGTTAAGA